TTGTGGCCTTAGTCATGGCTAGTGCTCTCTTGTGTTGGTGAAAACGGAAAAGGAAGAGTCAGAGGTGTCCTTGCTACACCAAAAAACACGCCTGTTCGGTTTCCTTTCGAGTAATTGCATCGAGAACACGCTGCTAAGAGGTTATCAGGCTCATCAGTGCCGCCTTTGCTTATCGGTATCACGTGATCCACAGTCGTTGCATCGTTCCCACAGTATTGGCACAACCTAGCATCGCGAATCAGTATCCGTTCACGTATCTTTGACCAGGCTCTAGTGCCTCCATTAGCCCTTGCTGATTTAGCTGCCATTAGTGATAGCCATTAGCTTGGAAGAATCTCCAACTGTTGCACATCGATCCGTATCGTCCTTTAATGTATCTAATAGTCCAGTCAATTTGCTTATAGCCATCTAAATTCTTATAGGTTTTATTACGCATCTGGCCGATACCGTAGTGCGATCCATTACGAGCCTTAGGATTCCACTGTCGATTCTCTTTGTTTATCAGCTTATAGAAGCATTGATACTGCTCATCATTAACAATCCTAGAATGTGCATAGAGCTTGAATGAATCGCTTTGTGTAGCTGCTTTAGCCTCGACTGTTGTAGATACTGTCAAAATCAGAATTGACATAGGAATAGCTAATAAGTTTTTATTATTTTTTATCTTTATTTTTATTATCTTTTTATTTATCTTAATCTTTAAAAGATTATCTTTTAAGTATAGCGATGGATCCTGACAATCTGTCAAGGATTGAGTCCGGAGTGTCGCATCGTCCACAGATGCCTGTGGATAAGTCTGTGGATAACTATTCAAGGCCAGCCACCAACGTATCATCGACTAGCTTAACCGAGAATGCCCCGCAACCTGAACATTGAGCGAACCATTCGTGCATCGTCAATTCGGCTCCCTTTGTGATTAGGTGCTCTTTACGCCCATCACCATAAAGCTTCTTGCAGATTGAGCAATCAAATTGCAGCAGTGGCATATTCGCTCCTGATCAATGTGTCAATCGGATTCAGATTGGCCTGATCGACCCACCAGGAATCCTGACGTGGATTCTTAAACCGCTTGCGTCGAGCAAAGGCTACTGGAAGCCAGCCAGCGATGTAATAAACCGGCGACTTGCCAACGACCAGAACCGCGATGTCAGTATCACGATCATTCGGATAGACAATGAGATTGCCACCGACATAAGACGTCCAGCGCACTTCTAGCCCTTGACCTACATCAGCTCCTCGTTTGCCATTGGATAGGTTGATGTCATAGTCAAGGCCAAAGTATCTCGCCACAATCATCTCCGCTCCCAGGCTTTCGGCGTATTCCGAAACCTGCTCATGATTGTTTAGCTTAGAGTTGTAGCGAATCGTCGTTCCTAATTGGCCACTGTATGAGAACACCACATCAACGGATCGTTTATGAATTGCCCATTCATCAGCCGCACTGATCGTCATCTTCTGCATTTGCCACAGAACCAAAGAATCGGCTCACCAGAGACATCGCGTTGATAACCTGCACGATCTAGAATCTCTATGCGTTGGCAGTGATCGCACTGCTCACACTTAAACTCTGCAACAATTTTGCCATCAATCAGAGTCCGACCAATCATTGTGTCAACATCAATCATCTCAGTCACGCGGCTCATCGTGTCACCATCGCAATCATTAAGATTCCAAGAACGCATTGAGCCATCACAATAATCACAATCAATCGATTCTTTGTCATACTTGAGGCCTCCACTGTCCATCAGATCCAAGCATGTACCAAGCTGGCGCACACTGCTTAGCCTTAACCTTCTCGGAGCACATATAACCGCCCCAGCCTTTGTTGGTCTTAGCTGATGTGCCTTCTCGCCAGATCATGTGGCCATGAGAACACAAAGGAGCAGCAGCTACTTGAACGCCGCCTAGATTCTCCTTAATAGTTTCCATAGCTATTCCAAGCGTTGGAATGCCAGCCTCTTCTGCTTCTTCGCGTGTCTTAAACGATGGGATCTCTCCATGCTTTGTGCTCCAGTAGTCATAGGCAACGGCAGAATCATGCACAATCTTTGGATCGATACGCTCTACCTGTTGCATATTCTGGACTGTCGGCCGCTTGTCTGTGCCTAGAACCAGCCCTGCGCACCTGCCAATCGCCGAAGTGCATGTGTCCTCAACAAACCATTTTTTCATCTGGACGTTATAGGTGTTTACGTTGCCAAAGGCGTAGTCGATACCGGCTGGCTCTTGATCTTCGTAGTTGCGATAGATACGGCACTCGACTAGGACGTAGCCCTTTTCAAGATTCACGTCCATGATTGATGTGTGGATTTTGCCTGTTGGATAGGTAGCCCAGAATCGCTGAATGCGTGCAGCTACATCTTCATAGTTTTCTAAGAAGCTCACTTAGCCACCGCCTGAGATGATGCGTGACGGCCAACGGCTCGACCGCGTTGATAGCCCTCTTTGTGGCCTTCTTTGTAGCCCATTGTGTAGCTCACAATCGCCCATAAAATACAGGCCAGACACATAAATAAGAATAAACCGATTTCACCTGATGTCATTTTTTGCTCCCGTGGGAGCCTTGTCGAATGCTCCCAGATACAGAGTGACATTGATGGCTGACAATTTCAAGATTGACTTCGGCGTGTCTATTTTTTTAGAGCGAACTCCAGCAGTAATTGATCTAGGCGCGCTTCAATTCGAGAGACTTGATCCTTGAGACTGTTGCCACCATTCGGTTGCAGCTCTCGCATGATCGACTTCACCATGAATCGCATTGACGAATAGATGGCAGTGAGCACCGCAAGAACAAGCCCACTCACCGCCGTCCATTCGCCTACACTCACTTCTTGTTACCGAATGCCACGTCTTTAGGATTAGCCCATCGAGATAAAGCTGGAATAACACCAGCGACAAGCCCCATCGCTAAATCCTTCGGATTGGTGTTGCCCGTAAGATAGACGGCTAACATTCCAGCCACAGAGCTTCTCGCCCATGATGCACCTAACGCCTTAATATCTTTCATTTCTTCTTCTCCTTTGGCTTTACCTTTTGGATTGGCTCAACCATTGGATATTCTCCTTCATAAGTTGTCAAGCGAGCGCGAGCGAAACCAACAATCTCCTTGCCAATATAGCGTTGCTTGAGCATCACCATGCCGCCATTACGCTGATCTCCATCGCCGGAGGTGTTGCCCTCGATGCAGAGAACGCTTGACTGGCCGACCTTGACCACAATTCCAATGTGGCTGATGCGATCAATGCCATCGTGTGGAAAGTCCATAAAGCATAAATCTCCAAGCTGCGGCTTATCTTCAATCCATCGGCCAAGCTCTTTCATCTTATGAGCTCCGGCAGCCGTTGAAACCATTGATGGAATCTTGACGCCGGCAGTGTGAAAGACCCAGTTGCAGAAGGATCCGCACCAGGGCAATCCGTCGGCCTTTGTGAACTTGCCGTACTTTGTCAGATTATCGCCAGTCTCGACTGTGCCGACTTCAGCTAGTGCGACTTCGATGATTCGTGCAGCAGTGCCGTCCGGATACATCTTAGTCAAGTGTTCCACTTATAGCCCAAGTGCCTTCAAGTCATCAGCAGTTAAACCAAGTGCAGCAAGTTTTGCTTGCGCTGCTGCTTTATCTGCCTCAACTTTTGCTTTCAATTCTGCATTGGCAGCATCAAGTTCTTGACCTGCAATAAACTCTGCATATTCGGCATCTGTCATTTCGCGGTCAATAACTTCATCTGTTGCCGTATCGTGTATGCGTATCATTGGATTAGCCATTTAATTAACTCCATATACTTTAATTGTGCCTGTTAATGATGCCGTACCTGCAACAGTTGTTATTGTAAAACTTGAAACCGCAGCATTACTACTGTCATTTAATGCTGCAAAAGTCATTACATCTTCATTGTAAGTAGGATTGAACCAACCTGTTCCTAATTTTAATTGGTCAGTCATTGTATATTCAGGAAAATTGATATAAAACTGGCAAGAACCAGCAGTGCTTATTGATGCTCTTGCCGCATTATCGTCCTGAATACCACCAGCATTAGCAAACCTAACGCTTTGATATGTTGAATAAGCGCCAGCAATAGCGGCATTTCCATAATAACCAACAGTAAAACCGTTCCATCGCAATCTTAAAAATGCCGTACCTGAAGTTGTTAATATGTTATAACCATAAATATACAATGCACGATAACTTTGTGAAATACTTGAAATGGTTGTGCTAGTTCCTGAAAGTGATGTTGTTGAAAGTAGTGTCTGAGAACCACTAGATGGTGTAGCCCATTTCAAGCCTGTTGAAGCGGTACTATCCGCCACAAGTGTTTGGCCGTTTGTGCCGACTGGCAGATTGTCAAAGGTTGCTGATCCAGTACCTGCAATTAAATCACCTTTAGCAGTAATTTCTGTGGCCATTGAGTTTGTGATTGTAACTGCGCCTGATGTGCCACCGCCGGAAATACCAGTTCCAGCAGTAACTGCAGTTATGTCACCGACGTCGTTAGTGATCCAAGTAAAGGCCATATCGGTTGCACTTGTCTTAGATAAGATTTGACCGGTTGTGCCACCTTTAAGATATGCCATCGATGTATCAACGGCTTGGCCGAAAGTGTTGAAATCAGCTGGGAGGTTCGTGACGAGCGAAGCACTCGTCGGCATCACCCAGCCGAAGTTTGTTGTTGGATTTGCCATCGTTTCTCCTTAATTCACGACTAATGCGTGCGCATAGTCAAGTGTGCCAGATAGTGTGTTGAATCTTTCAGCGACACTTACATCCTGCCATTCCATCGCCTGGAGTGAGAATGGCAGTGGCGAGACAAGAAGCGTCACTGAAAGCTCGTTGAAAGAAGCTTGGAATCGCCAGCCTTCGACGAAGCCCAAGAAGTTTCCTGACTGCATATTGGCTGGAAGATTAGCTAATGAAATTGGCTGACCCATAAAGACATTGATAAGAGCGTCACGATCTGCATTATCGACTTCTGGATTGGTCAATGCGAAGGTAATAGATTCTAGGAATGCCTGTGGCTGGGCTCTTAGTGTCAGATAGAAATTGGCTTGAGATAGGGCATCGGCAGAATGCTCCAGTGATGTCGTAATCTGTTGCGCCAGTTTTCCGTAGAGTGCGATGGAAGCTGCACTGGTAGCCGTCTGCGTTCCAGACTTCCAAACGATAGAGACATCGTTGCGAATATCTCCGGCCTTAGTCTGAATCTTAATTCCACGACCTAGAGCTTGATTAGCATCGAGTTCGGTGTAGCCATTAGTGGCTAAGTAGGTTGAACGATGCGTCGAATCCGCATAGGAGATAAGTCCAGAAGCATCCTCGTATAAATAACCAAGTCCGGAAGTCGCAAGGTCGGCCACCAGATTCCAGGTAATTGTCTGACTAGATCCGCGATTGGCAAGCTCATAATTGCCTGGACGATCTATCTCTCCTAAGCCTGTATTTTCAGCCGTAGCCCATGTTGTAGTTGCTGGAGTGTAATTCGCCCACGTAAGAGCTGCTGGAACCTCTGACCAGTTATTGACCAGTAAATCCTCAAGGATTGTGTAAATCTGGTCGCCGTCATAATCCTTAGTTAAGACGCCATTAGTTAAGGCCTTCTGGAGCCTTGCAAGGGCTCCTAAAGCCGTGATGGTGATTTCCTGAGTAATTGCTACTGAGCCAGTTTGTGAAACTGTTACGGCGACGTCCACGATAGATCCGCCAAAGATTGGCACGTAAGATCCGGCCGTGTCTTTGACCTGAATTGAAACTGCGTCATTGATTTCAGCAGTAATAGCACCAAGATCAAGATTGATGAGATTAATTGTGCAATAGCCGGCTTGAGCCTGAGTGTAGATATTGGTGCGCCCTGATGAGATTGAAAGGTTGGCTAGAACGATGTCAGTGTATTCAATGCCTGCGATTAAGACTTTCCAGACTGGAGCCCA